CCAGTCATCCCCGTTTACATGAGCTGCTTCTGGAGACGCGGAAAAGTCGCCGGTGCGAACGTGGAACGTACTCTTGATGTTGGCTGGTGAGATGTTAATTCCTGCGTTAGGTCCGGTGTAGGTTCCACCGGAAGACTTAAGGTTTCCTCCAACCAATGGGTTTCCCGAAAGACCAATCGCCAGAAGCCCATTACCTTGAGTGATGCCGAGTCCGTTTGCCGCGCCCCAGCCCAATGCGATGGAATCGTTTAGGTCTGTATAGTCTGAAGCAGCAAATGCACCGATAGCTGTCCATTGGCTCCCACGAACAAGAGACGTAGCAGACTGGTATCCTAGTGCAGTTCCTCGCGTTCCTTCCTGCCAGTCAACAGCGGCGAGATAACCACCCGCGAATGAGTTGGTCGTGAAAATACCATACTGATTGGCCTGCGCACCAATGGTCGTCATGCCCTGCGGATTTAGGTTCGATGCACTCGCTTGATAACCAATCGCCGTGCTGTTCTGGCCCACAAGGGAAGCGTTAAATGTATCTCGGCCAAGCCCCACCATAGCCCTAACGTCTGTAGTTGCGGTAGCGAATGGGTTAGTTGCAGCCCACGCCGCAATGGTTGCACCAATTGTTGGGTTTTTGGTCGCCAAGCCTTGGTAGTTCCAGCTTGCATTGCCGGGGACAAACCCGCCAGCGTCAATCCAGAAATTATGCTGCGAGGTATCAGGAGCCCCTAGCTGCTCCCCAGAAATGGAGCCTGCAAGGGTATTTCGTTCGCCGTACCGCATCAATCTACCAGCGCCATCACCATACATTTCCACTCGGTTAAGAGATATTGCGTTGATGGAGTTGGCGTTCCCGGTCATTGTAGAACGGGTAATCCCTGCTGAAGAAGGAGGTCCAGCCGGAGAGAAGATAACATTCAGATGCCTGCTTCCAGCCGGAAAGCTATTCGTCTTTCGGTAGTAGCTATCTGGAATGAAAGCTACCTCAGTTGTGTACGGGTTATATGTGACTTGTGCGCCCGTGTAGTTCTGACCACCGAAACGAAGAGTGCCAGGGCCAAATAACGGTTTTGCAGGAAAGTTAGAGCCGATATTAAATGAGTTGCCATCTGGGATGAATACAGCAGTCTTCGCCGTTTCAGTCGCAGTATAGCTAGTTGCATCATTCGTGGACCCGTTACCAGTCGCGCCATAGTAGCGAGGTGAGTCATCACGGAATGACTGTGCGTAGACGTTTACACTTTTTGCTGTAGGGTCATACGTAGAAGGTTGCATTGCAGAAGTGGCTAGATCACCTTCTGCCGCTGTGGCAAAAACAGTAGCGCCTTGAGCAATTACTGCCTGCTTGACGGTAAGTGGGCTCATACCCTTGACGGCATTAACGCCCGCCTCTGCCTCTACTTGAGAGGCCATAGGACGGATAGCGTCTGCAATCGCGCTGAGGGTTGATTTGCGAGTCGTCAAACCGTCCAAGGCAACCGCATCTGTTCCCGCTGGAGCAGTCGGTCCTGTGGCGAGAGGAAGGTCTACAATCCGAATATCAGCCATTAATAGATCCTTTGCGCCATCAGGTAATCATTGTTTGCATTGGAGCCGAAACCTCCACGAGATACCCAGCCTCCGGTTAGAGCCGCGCCTGCGGCTTCCGTACCACTCAATGCAAAGGCACCATTATCAAGGCTGTTTAGGCAAGGAACGAGCAAATCATTTCTCGGCACATTCACGTCATACGTTCGAATGACTATGGTGCTGCCAATCGGGAAATTCAGGTTTGATACAGAAGATCCCTGGTAGATACCGTCATAATTGAGCGCCATGACGCCACCGATTCGCACAACAGAGCCAATTCGCTGATAGCGCGTGTAATCAGTAGGCAAAGAAGGTGCTGAACTGGACAGGCTGAAAATGACATCAGTTACCAGCGTGTCTGGGCGCTGGATGAGGTAAGCATAATATGTGGAGTTAGAGATAGAGCCCGTGTCGAGACCACCGTTCCCGCTGCCTACTGCCCATAAAGCATCAAGACGCTTGACGTAAGCCGTTGGCAAAACCATCAAGGTCGGAATTGTGTCATTGCTGCCAGCAGAGCCAGGATCGATATTTACGTCATTGGCCGTGTCAGAAGTATTCGGAGACAGCGCAAGACCGCTAACCCTTGCAAACGCAGCCTGTCCTTTCGTCGCGTCACTCGTAACAAAAGCGTAGAACAGCGTACCGTTATAGAAAATCACGGCCTTCTGTGAGGCGTTGATGATAAGCGAAGTGTCTCCGTTGATGGTCTCTGAATTAATCGGGTTGATAGTGATCTTTCCATCGACGGCCCAAATCTCCGCCCACCAATTGTTGAACATGACCTTAGCTTCTGCAAGCGTCGTGTTCGTGTCTACAAGAGTCGTTGAACTTGGCAATGTTATTGTGCGAGATCCAGTCACCCGGAATGACGTTGATTTGTCACCGATCACTAGAGTTCTGTTGGCATTAAGAGCAACGATCTTACGGATATTACTCTCTAGATTAAGATCCGTAATAGCATCATCTAGGAAAGATTTCGAAATGGCGTCGGAATCTGCCGTAGCATCAGCAATGCCTGTGACCTTGAAACCGTTCATTTTGAGATTGCCGGTCATCGGCGCAACACCGGACTTCAGCAGAACTTGGCTCAACATAGACTGGATATCAGCCAAGGGGACGTTGATCTGCGCAGCGTCAGTGTCTTGACCGTTTACGGGTCTGTTGCCAGCTACTGAAGCTTGCCCATTGGAGTCAAATGGCATTAGGATACCCCATTAACATTGTTACGATATTACATATCACTGTCCACCTCCATTGGCTAGGAGGGCTGCGATGACCGCTTGCATACGAGGATCTGCAACGGTCATTCTAGGGGCAAGCTGATTAGTGAGGTACGCTTGACCAGGGCGACTCATGAGCAATGCTCCCGCTACCTGTGGGGCAACCAAGCCAGCAGCCAATCCCGGCAATCCTCCAGCTAGTGCACCGCCACCTGCGAGGATGCCGCTGCCAAGGTTTTGTGCACGAATTCGGCCCGCCGTGCCAGAGTTCGGCAACGGAGACATTACTGCTTGACCCGCCTTGGCAAGTTCATCGAAATCACCTGCGTTTCGCGAGGACGCGCCCTGTCTGCCAACGCTTGCAGACTGACGGAGACGGGCCGGAGAAATCGTACCCATAGCTGCCGCTTCGCCAGCACCGTTAGCCGCCTTCTCAAGCACCTTCATGTTTCCGTACTCGCGACGAAGACGAGTCCATTCCGCTGCATCTTCTGGAGTTACAGAACGGGCCATAGCGTTATCGAGAGCATTTCTAATGTCTCGGTAAGCCTCGCCAATAGAGTTCTGCCTATTCGTTTGAGCGGCCTTACTGAGGTCACTTCTAATAACTTGGTATGCCTCTCCCGGCATAGATCCGGTTGCTACACGGTTAACGACATCATCTGCTAGGTCGGTCACAATCTGTCTTTGTTGCGGCTCTAGAAGGCGACCGTGACGTGCTACCGCATCGCCTAGATCTCCAATCAACTGCATGTCACCGTTCATGGAGTTACGTGCAGAAATTTGGTTGAAGCCTTGACGTAGGCGGTCGGAATTAGCCGCCATATTATCCGCCGTCGCAATGCCCTGCATCCCTGCGCGAGAGGTTGCGGCTTCCGTGAATGCGCGGGCTTGATCATCCATCACCGCTGCTGCGCGGCCACCGCCAAGCTCTGACTCTGCGAACCTTAGCCCTGTGCTGCCTGTCTGTTGACCGGCTGTAAGCGGTACGCCTTCAGCCTGTAGTGTACGGATAGCGGCGGCACGTTCGGGAGAGATAGCGCCTGAGAACGGTGAAATGGCACGAGCGGCCAATGCGGGAACGGCTGGAGCGACAAGGGCGGCAGCGATACGAGCATAAGGCTCCATTGGTGTGCCCTCAGTAAGCTGCCCAGCGCCTTCGCTCGCCATCCCTGGGAGAACGCCAAAACGGACCAGATTACCGACACCCATTCCCCCTAGTGCCGCTCCCGGAAGGAACTCACCTACTGTTCCAGCATATTCGCCAGCGGTTGTTTTCGGATGGTAGTCAGACGCACCGCCAGTAAGGTATGAAAGGCCGCGCTGGAGGCTACCTGAACTAACTGGAGACTCTTGCTGATACTCAGCAGGTGCGGCACCGAAAGCCCCCGTTATTTTATTCGCAGCCCATGTGCTGGCGTTATTTAGCGCATCAGCAGCCGTACCGGGGAGCCCGACAAGTCCAACCGTTCCGCGACCTACACCAGACGCAAGAGATGCGCCAACGTCCATAGCAGTATCGCCCCATCCCTGCTCTTGAGGAATTAGATCATCGAAGGATATGGCTTTATTCTGGCTTTCTGCTGGGATCAAATCATCGAAGGATATGGGCATTAAAGACCCTCCGTTGAAATTCCGGCATCCTGAAGCCGCTTAATAACTGCCTCACGATTTGCGCCCCGGGCTATTGCTGCTTTAGCCCGGGAGATATCATCAGACCGAGCAGACTCAGGCTTGGAAGATTTCTCCAGCGCCTTTTCTTGGTTAAGAATTGCCTGTGGTGGCATCCCAGACTCAAGAGCCGCCAAGGCACGGGAACGCGCTACACGCTTCTGTGCGAGCAACTCAGGGCCATCACCTGGAGCCGGAAGGTATGTTCTGCCATACGAAGCCATTTCATCAGAAGTAATCGCCGCGCCTGTATCTTTGCGGAGGATAGCCTGAAGGAATTCATCCCCTGACTGTCTTGCCTGCTGGAATTCAGGAGATTGGACAGAGCGAGAAAGTCCCGTTGGGTCGTATTCAGCCGCACGTTCAGGAAGGCTTGTGAGCGCCGTATCGAACTTGTCTAGCGTGGTTAGCGCACCCCTTGCTCTTGTGGAATATACGGCGTCCTTAGACTGCGCTTCCGTAAGGTTGCCGCCTGAGCCTTGGCCCTGAATAAGCTCAAATGTCCCGTCAGGGTTGGTGCGGATAGTCATGCCCGATGGGAGCTTGCTGCCACCTACCCGCTCCCATGAGGAAGATGTAGGATTCCACTGAGCGCGGTACTCTCTACCTTGTTCGTCGTAGAACGTCTGAGTCTCTGGAGCTTTAGTTTGTCCGCTGTTCGGAGCCTGAATCCACTGCTGCGAATTAGGATCATAGATCCGGCCATCACCAGCGTTGACGAGTGACTGACGGCTACCGCCTGCCAATTCCTGTTGAGCCTTCTGGATCTGCAACTGACGCAACGGGTCGCTATTCTGCTGCTGCTGCTCATACTGCTGGCGCTGTTGCCATACTGCCTGCTCCTGCGCTGCTGCCTGCTTCTGCTGTTCCTGCTGGAGAAGCACTTGAGCAACACGGCGCGTACCCTCATTGGCGCGGGGATCCGACATGACACGGAGAGCTTGAGCGATGGCTGCGGTATTGGTTGCGGGAGCCTGTGGCGCTACCTGGGCTTGGGAAGGGGCCTGCTGAACAGCCGCGACTGTAGGTGCAGGCGCGACATTGACGGGAGCCGGAAGCTCTGGAGCGAAGTCGGATTGTGTCGAATAGATCTCAGGTCCGCCAGCCATTGGAGCAGGAGCGCTGTCAAACCGGCTAGAATCGAAGCCTGCTTGTTCTGGAGCCATTGCTTGCGGCTGAACGCTTACGGCTGGGTCTACATAACCGCTAGGTGCGACCTGTTCTATCGCTGCCTGTGCTGGCTGGTAAGGAGTGCCTAGTCGAGACGAATAGCTAGCGGCTCGCTCTGGCGACATGCTCCCAGGATTTCCATTGTCACCTAGAAGCGCCATAGCCTTTGCGCGATGACCGGCCATCTGCTGGTTGACCTTATCGGCTACAGTTCCCGGCGCTCCACCGTTATTGGCATCGGAAGCACCATAGCGACCAACGCGGCCTGCATTGATGGCAGAGTAAATGTCCATCATGCCCATTCCAGGCTTTACACCTGTTGAGCGAAGATAGTTCGCAACGGCACCATTCGCGCCGAGCTGAGAACCGACTGGATTATTCCAGTCCACACCGTATTGCTTTGCCTGTGGTTCTCCGAACTGGATAAGGCCCTTGTGCTGCCCCCATTGCGTAGTCGGACCGGCCTTCGTCGGATCGAATGTACCAGCAGTCTCATAAGAGATAGCGGTTCCAAGATCTACCGGATCGATACCAAGGGCGCTTGCCGTCTCGACAATACCGGAAGCAATCTCAGGAGCTACATTAGGGGCCGGAGAGGTGGATGCCATCTCTTGAGCAACGCCAGATGTTGGCGCTGAGGCCATCGCGGAAGATGCGCCCGATAGAGCTTCAATGAGTGGTGCGGACTGCTCTGCATTGTAGGCTTGGTTCTCAGATGCAGCGTTGTTGAGTCTGCGCTCACGAAGAACACCACCCAGCGCGTCAACAACACGGGCGGCACCTTGCGTCCAGTGATTTACAGGAGACGTGTCAACACCTCCCATGCGCTTGCGGATCTCCAGCGCCTGAAGCTGTTCGATTTGCTCTGGAGTGAGCGAACTTCCGCTATCCTGCCAGACAATGCCTTTGCGTGGGTCTAGTACGCCAACAGCCATTACGCCATCTCCGTTGCAATATCGTACCTGACGCGCTTGAAGCCATCCGCACCCTCGTTAACAGCGTGTGGAATAGCCTTCTCCACCTCTTGGGCAATAAGGCCAATCTGCTGGTCTGCCTGGCCTTTATAATTATAGCGGTAGACCGTGAGCCCGTTGTGCAGGTAGCCGACAGGAACGATGTTTTCCTTAGCTCTGGCGTCAGAGAGAAGACCGATGCCACCGGACAGAAGGCCAAAAAGGCCCCCGAGCTTACCCGCGCTTGCCTGCTGCTGCTGCGCATAATTGTTCTGAGATGCCTGCATGTAATTGGGACTCTGGAGGCTTGCCGTAGGGGTTGCCGCAAAGGTAGGGTTCTGCACCTGAGAACCACCCATAAGGGCGTTGATGGAGTTCAGTGGGTTGTTGTATTCCGTCAGGGCTTCCTGATAAGCCTGCGAGCGTCCGTTCAATGCAAGCTGGTTAAGCTGGTCTGTGTTGGCATTGGTGAGCCTGCCCATCTCGCTATCCCATGCTGCCGTGCCGCGACGGATTCCGGAAGAGATAAGTTGAGACTCAAGAGCCTGTTGGTTCTTCTGCTGCTGAGGAAGGACGCGCTGAGAAGCTAGGTCATAAGCCCAGTTGCTGGCGTCATCGTTCGTGAACTGGAATGGCTTGGAAAGCTGGTCTTTGATCGCGGCGGACTGCTGATTAGCCAGTGTCCCTAGATTGAGGCTGGCCGCGTCCGTCTGTGCTTTGATAGCCTGCTGTTGAGGAGAAAGGCTGGTAGTTGCCGTATAAGTTGGCGTCGATACCTGCCGCCCCTTGGAATCAGTGAAATAACTTGTGCCGGTCTGGTTATAGGTGAGGTTTCCATCCGGCGTCACCTGATTGACCATGTTGATTTGCTGCTGCGTCAGGGCTGTGTCGCGGTTAAGGCCAGACTGTGCTGCGGCCTGCGATGCTGCGCTTTCTGGCTTGGGGCTAGAGACCACGTTTAAGCTTCCTTCTTCAAATATCGATACTCGTCACGGAGTACTCCGATAATCACAGCATCTCGACCTTCGCCAAAGTGGTTACGAAGGACACCCTCACGCTTACCACCCAATTTCTCTGCAAGCTTGGCAACGTATTCTTTTTCTGTCTTGAACGTCATTCTCGTGCATTCAAGCTGGTTATACACGTAATCTCCGACGCTTTGTAGAAAATTCTTCCCAAAGCCTGTGCCGCAAGCAGTTACGTGTACGTCTTTTCCTTCGAAACAATTGAACAAGAGACCACCGATGATTTCACCGTCTTTTTCAATGCCCATCGCCTTCCACGGAGGGAACACGCCAAACTCAAGTTCCTCGCCGATAAAGTCAGCAACTCTTTGATCCGATACAATCATGCTACGATGTCCGATATTTCAAACGTGGTCTCTACGTCGATTACCTCTGTATCCAGTGGCACCAACGAACCGGATGTAATCTGCAATGAAGGTGCTAGCGCATAGCCTAGACCGCCAACGGATGTCCACGCTTGCTGGATACGCTTGTCTCGTGTGCCGCCCCAGGTAGAGCTACCCCAGACAGAGCCGCCCCATACGGAGCTTATGTCGATTGGATTAGAGCTAGGCGAGGATGGCAGATTGATCATGTAGTCAGACATTATGTCTAGCTGTACGTTGACCTCATTCGAACCGCGAAGGCGAGCGCGGGCAATCAATGGGATCTTGAGCGATGCAGGGTTGCCGAAATCATTGAACATAGGAACGTAGTTGGCAGTGAAGGGAACACCCTCGTCCATGCCCGTCACATAGCACTCAACCACGCGTCCACTCTCGGAGCCAAAGAACAAGCGACCCTCAAAGACGCAGAGGCAACGAATATCCCAGTTGGTGAACTTTGACCATGCGCCTGTTCTGGCATTGGCGATGAACGCAATAGGAGGGTTATCACTCACTCTAGGAGGTGCGACAATCACCATCTGCTGTTCCGGCCAAACAACGCACGTCCAAGGGCTAGTACGGCGGGCCGCTACCTCACGGTTCCATTCAGTCTCGATGGGGTAAGAGACGGCAGCAGGGGCCAGTGCGGCTATGTCGCGATTGATGGCCTGGGAAAGCGGAATATCGCCAATGTCAGTAGCAAAGATGATATCGCCACCTGCCCTGATCCATGCGAGAGCACCGAGAGGCTTGCCGATCTTGTACGTACCGACCTTAGACCACGTTGCAGCATCGCTAGGGCTAATACCCTGATAAACGGAAACTTGCCCCTCAGTCGTGACGAAAATACACTGCTCCGAAAGGCCCCCATCCCCAGACGTGTCAAGAGACCAGCTAGAGCCAATAAGCAAGCTACCGCCCTCAGAGAACTCGCCACCCATCGGGAATTTCGTTGCCGCACCGCCGATGCTGTCAATCGGTAGATACCAATAGTCCTGGCTGTCTTTCTGGATGAAATAGAGCCTGTTCTTGTAGCTCCAGACATAAGAGAAAAGGCGAGTGTCAACGCCGGTAATGCCATTGTAGTAATCGCTTGGGACGCCGTCAGCCGTAGCCGAACCCGTAGAGGACGTAATCAGTTCGTTGTTCTGAAATGTCCCGACCACATCCGTGAGGTAGAAAAACCCCGTGGTAGGGCTGCTAGGCTCTACATGGAGAATGTAGCCTGTGGCTCCAGATGTCCCTCCAGTGAGCGTTTGATTCTCTTCAAAGTCAGCCGTCTTGGCGTCATACGTGAACAAGAACACATCGTCTTGGTCGATAGGGAACCAGTCAACGCCATCAAAGATGTGCATCGGATCTTCGCCATTCACGGCCACTAGATATGTATCGCCAGTCGCTGCGAACTGCGTCACAACCCAATTCCCACCGGAAAGGCCCTCAACAACCTCAAGCCCCCCCGTCGAAAGTTGGCCTATGTTGTCGCCAAGATCGCTAACGATATCGTCTGCGCCTGTCGAAAGCTGGTAATTGATAGGAGAAGATACAGAGGTGATGTCGTAAATGGTCGTAGCTGTGGAGGCGAACAGGCGGCGATTGTTGCCGTTGTTGTAATCGAAGATTGCCGTGACCGGGAGAGTACCGTCGCCTAACGTGGCGTAGATGTCAGAGCCCTTGCGGATCTCCATCCCAGTCGCTGTGGGGAAATAATTTTCTAGCAAGTATGCCCCATTTAGGTTCTTGCTAGGATTTAATGCTAGGTTCTGGTTCGCAATCCATCCCTGCGTGGCGGCGGGGAAGGTTTTAAGCGCTGATGTTCTTTGACGAATACGCGCTTGTCTCATGCGTTAAACACCCAAATTTCGCGGATAGGCCCAGTTCGCATTATAGTCGATAGCCCGTTTGCCCATCCGCGTAATGCGAGCGCCCTTGTCTTCACCGGATAGCTGATCGAGGCGAATCTCGTAATTCTTCATATCTTCCGTGTAGTCGAGCCGCTTCATTGCCCGCCAGCGCCAGATGAGGCCAAGCGTCAAAAGTCTCTCATCGAGAATAAATGTATCGCTGTCCTTGGTGAACTCATTCTTCACAGCAGCCGTATCAGCATCAATGGCGATGGCTTTGGAGACGTAATAGAACTCAGCCGTAGTGTCTGCGGATACAGGCGGAATAAACTGCATCTGACCGCCAAGCATGATCCAGTAGCCTGGGCTTGGAGAGGCAAGGCCGTTGATAAGATCATTCCAGAAATTCAGATCAGGAGCATCCACATAGCCCCACGTATACCAGTTCATGCGCCCTACATCGGCATTCTTTGGCATACGGTCGTAATCGCTTGGGAGGTCAAAGGCGGTTGTTACACCGTCTCCAACCATATTGTGCTGCTTGACCAGAGCGCGCCAGTCATGGGCCTTGATGATGTCGGTTGCCACCTCATTGGCGAGGTCAACAATCTCCTGCTCAAACCTTCCGGTGCCAGAAAAGAAGGCTGAGGGCTTGTTAACCCCCAACCTGATTGCTGCTGACTGCGCTGCGCTGAGAAAGGACAACTGTTATTCCTTTTCGGTCGTCAGTTCCTGAGCTACAGACAGGAGCGTAGAGCGCGATGGATTGCCACGAGGCCGCTGTCCGGTCTTCTCTGCGATGTATTCCTTCAGTTCGTCATCACTTTTGCCCTCAAGAGCCGTTCCATAACCGAGATTGGTTGTAACGCGCTCGGTCTCGACCACACCGGCAAACTGGGCCTGTTCACTACGCATGCGCTCAACCTCTGCCTTATAGAACTCAAGTTCGGTCGCCATCTTTGTGACATTCGCGGAACCGGCTGCGTTATCAAGATACGCCTGCGCCTGATTCTTCCAATCGCGGCCACCCTGTCCAAGCGTCTTGAGCGGCTGTCCGTCAAGATCCGCGAGAGCTTCTGCCGTGTAGATGTTGAGGCCCTTAAGCTCCTTCATCTTGGCAGGGGTGAGGAATGGCAGTGCTTCGATAGGCGTGCCGCTCTTGGTCTGGCGCTCGCCCTTTTTGAACTGCTCGTACTGCTTGGCATACTTCTCGGCATACGTTCCAGGACGTGTAAGGCCGGTCTCTGGGTCTTCGATGCCGCCTGACACTTCAGAGTTGGCAGGGAATACGGGAGACTGAAGGCGATCACCGCTCATCTGAATACGGACAACTTCCATATCGTCAAAGATCGGGCGACCGCTTTCTTTCGTCTTCGATTCATTGAGAACAGGCCAGTTTTCAAACGTGGCTACAATTCGGCTGGCTTCACTTGCCATTGGGGAAATCCTTTGTTTTGCCTGAATGGGAGAAGGGGGCCATGACAGCCCCCTGATTGCTTAGATTGCGGTCTTCTTAAACCATGCGTACTGGTTGATAGGAACTCCACCGACAACAGTAGGCGAGGTCCATGCGCCTGCGCCTGTTGCCATCGTCATTGCCGGTTCTGTGAGGACAACAGCAACGTTGGAGGCGATGGCAGCAGAAGCCTGAGCAAAGATGTAATCATGACCATCAATGGCCTTGAATACAGTGCCAAGCGGAGGCGAAGGTACGGTGCGACCGTTATCATAATACGGCAAGGTGCCGACAAGGCCACCATTCGTATTGAGCGAGCCGCCAAGGGAGGGAGTAGACTGGATAGGCATTTAAAGATCTCCTTTGATAGATCAGCTAGCTGGGTTCGAGTCGTAAAAGCGCCAGTTGAAGAGCGGGTTCGTCATAGTTAGTTCGCCCATCCAACCAATGAATTGCGCAATCGCATCTTGATTTATAGGCATCATGCCGTCACCTGGGAACAGCTTGTCCATGTTACGGAGAGGATTGACGCGAAGACGCAGCGAGGACGACTCCAGACCAAAGGTAGTGTTGGCCGGGATAGACGAGCCGATACCGCCGCCCATGACAACCGAGACTTCGCGACCAGCACCGACATAGGCGAGGTTGTTGAAGCCGAGGGCGTTCATGGTGCCCGTGCCGCTACGCTCTGTGATGCGCTGCTGTGCGACCAGCGATGCATCGTAGGCTGCGTAGTGTTCGTTCGACATCAGGAGGATATCGGCAGAGCGACCAGCGCGGGAACGTGCAAGGAAGATCTGCGTCAGGAACGGACGGATAGTGGTAGCGTTAACCTGCGTACCGATAGCCGTATTCATGGTCTGGGCATCAAAGGTAGTCGTGCGCCACAATGCGTAGGTTGCACGGTCGATACCGCCGTAGGTGCCGGTGTTGGTAACAATCGGGACAGCAGCCGCGAGACCTGTAATCTGCTTACCGTTGTTAGCCGTGCCGTCAGAGTACAGGCCGGTTTCAAGCGTTTCAGCCAGAGTGGTTTCTGCAACGTCCATATAGGACTCCAGAACATCCATGATCTGAGCTTCGCCGGAGTTGTTCAGGATTTCCTCATTGGTGAGGGAGATCGGAACAGCCAACATCTTAGGCGTCCAGTAGGCATCGTTGAAGAGTTCTACCGGAGGGTTGTCAAGGAAATCATAGCCCGAATACCACTGACCAGTTGGCTTACCAATCTGGAGTGTTTCGCGGATGCGAGGGCCGGAGTAGTTCTTGATGAGGCCTTTACGCTTCATCAGCGCGAAAAGGGCAATCTGGTTCGATACGAGGTCTTCATAGCCCCGCGAACGATCCTCAAGTGCCATCGAAAGCACCTGCTGATAGTGGGAGAGAGGATTAATAGGCATTATCTGTCCTTCGTGTTAGGCGCGCATCTTCTGCATTGCGCGGCTTAGGGCTTCACGGTTGTTTGCTGGGACAGGATGCTTTGACGCTGGGCTTACACCCCCGGTTGGCGCTCCTGACACCGATTTAGAACCTGCTGGGTTTAAAGCCGGTGCCTGGGTTTGAGCCGGGACACTTTCTGCCTGTGTGAGAGGCTGGCCGGATGCCGTAGCGTTTGAGGCTTTCGGCGAGAAACGCTTAACGTACTGGTAAGCAGCTTCTAGGTCTTTAACTATACCTTGTTCCAGCACAAAAGCAATATCATCGGAATAATCTTTCGCGTCTTCGTGTTCTGTGAAAAACTGTTCCACAATAGACGGAACCTTAGCAGCCGTTTCCATCTGCTGGATCTTGGCTTCTAGCTCACGAACGCGGGAATGAGCTTCCTGAACCTGTTGGTTTGGGTTCTGCCCCATGATGTGAGCAGCAACAGCCTGAAGATTGAGGCCGAAATGATCCGTGATCTTCTTGAGGCCCTGGATAGGGTCGCGGGAGAACGTGTCTTCAATCTCCTTGATCTGTTTCAGAGACTCGTGAACACCTTCGCGGCCATTCTTGCGGGCTAGCTCATCATACTCTTTGATTAGTTCGTAGCGATCAGAGGTCTCCTTGTACTTCTGAATGCCCTTCTCATTCTCCGCAATGGTCCGGTGAACTTCTTCCTTGACGGAATCAGGAACGTTGGCCCATTCCTTCTTGCCGTTGTCATTGAATCGCGCAGGAGCCTCCAGCGAAACACGCCGTTCAGGCGCGGCAGTCTCAACCTTCTGCTCCTGCGCTACGGGAGCTTTCGCCTCCGTATTCGTGGACTGAAACTTGCCAGTCTCATCGCGTGTCTTAGATTCTGTTTTGGCCTCTACCTTGGCGTCCTTGGGATCTGCCTTAGCGTCGGTCTTCTCCTGCTTTGGAGGATTAGTCTTCTCAGCGTCTGCCTTGGCCTTAAGCCGCTCACTTGCTGCCTTGAGCGCGTCGGAATTAGACTTAGGGACCTTCTCCGGCTCAGCCTTTACCTCTGGCTTTTCAGCTACAGGGGTTTGCGTCCCTAGCTCTGGCGTAGGAGTGGGCTGTGGAGTGATGACTGCTTCTGTGGGAACTGCTGCTGCTTCGTCTGCCATGTGGATCACCTTCCTGATTAGGTGGGTTAATAGTTCTTTAGCCCGAATAAGCTTGCCAGAGCAGTGTTCTCTGCGCCGCCCATAGCAGACCTATTTTGTGCGAATGTCTCTGCGTTGCCGATGCTGTCGAAGCGAGGAAACTGAAGCCCACTACCGTTCTCATAGGCCATTGCCTGCGCGTAAGCCTGTTCTGGCGGCAATACGTTAGCCATGCCTTCATGATCGTACCAGATTTGAGGGTAGTTCATAACTTGGCCGCTTGGGTCCATTTCTGTGGCGAGGTATTCAGTTGACGGCCCCCCAAACCCAACGTCTTGCGGGAAATCATATTGCGGATGATACGGGCGCAAGCCAAACTGGTCATTGGCCCGACCCGATACAATTGCATCAATGATTTTTTGCTTAGCGTCCAAGGTTAACTCTCTCACCGTTTTTGTAACGTGCTACGGCTTTCTGCACGGATTCCTTGATTGCCTTCTTATCCGATGTAGGCGGTGGAGGTGGCTTTAGCCTGTTAGGGTCATTGCCGACTTCCTCATAACCGCGCTCTTTCGTGATGCGCGAGAACTCCCGCTTGCTGGTGTAGAACTTGCCCGTCAGAGGATGCTCCAGAGGCTCCGTTGTGTCGCTGATGAAGTACGGAACCGGGATGGTGTCCGACTGAGCACGTTCTACTATAACATAACATTCGTAGGGAAAATTGTCTACGTGATGCCATGATCCGCACTTCCTACAAAATCGTTCTCTCACTTAGCTACCCATCCTGTGTTTCCAGAGCCTGTTTCCTTGACGTAAAGTGTTGTCGATGCTCCACCGTCAGTTCTAGTGTAAAGCGACCCTACGGGTGCGGTAAGCACCGTTTCTGGGCTTCCTGTTCCACTCGTCCATATGGCGGAACCGGCTCCTGGTCTTACCTGCGCAAAGTATCCAATTGACCATCTTGCAGCGGAAGAGCCGTTCGTTTGGGAATTGTCTGCTCCCGGTCTGAACGAACCAGTTCCAGCATCGTAAACATACGTAAACGTAGACGACGAACCGCGAGCCTGAACCTGTATCCGCCCTGGGTTAGTTGGATCATCCAAGCCGTAAATGAGGATGGCGGCATCTGTCGTCAGCTTGCCGCCGCGAACAGTCATGATCGAGCGGTTAGATGCACTATTGAGGAATAGCTGCCCACCCTTGAGGCGATCAAGCCAAACTCCCGCAGGAGCCTTGATATAGTGCCTCAAGCCTGCACCGTAGCCGTAGATGCGCAAACCACCAGCCATAGCCATGCCGACAGATAGCACCGATGATCCGGTTGCAGTAGGAACCCAACCTAGACCCTCTGGCTCCCAATACGTGCCTGGGCCAAGAGTGGCAGCCAGGTCTTTCCCCGTAATGATGGTTTGCTTGTCCAGCAGCTTTCCATCAATGCTATAGACGAACATAAGCTTGTCGTCAGCGATAGAAGATGTGCCGGAAACTGTGTAGATCTTACCGTCCGATGCTGCCAAGCCCTGGAAAGGTGGTGACATCTGATCAGCGTTCAGTGGCCAGTCGTAAAGAAAGTTAGATGACCTGTCCCCCGGCCCTAGAAGCACCATAGCGGCAAGATCGAAGACCCTCATCCTACGTACGCCGCCTACGCCAGCCTGGACGATGACATATCTCCCGTCTTCAGACACACTTGGCTGCGCCGTAGAATATCCGCTGAAGAAAATGTAATTCTCTACGGACGCGATATTCCCACCGCCAGTATAGGCAAACCGTGTGGCCCCGTTACCAGCAGCATTCCCAGACCATAGCCGAATGGTCCCATCAATCATGCGCTCAATAGCCAAACCTGCGCCGTGGCCTATGACTGTGGTAGAATTCTGCTCATCAAGAAGTGCGCCGTTGAAATCATAACGCCCCACGATGACGACATCCGGGTTTGTCGAAATGATACGAGTTATGTAGACGTTCTCTGCGATTGGATCGACTGCGTAAGCCTGAAATCCCGTCGAAACGATAGTAAACGCAATCTCCGGTGTAGAGATGGCTTCTTTCAAGCTTCCGCTGAATGTATTAGAAACTGAACCAGCGTACAAGGCTTTGGATACCGGCCCCTGAGATACCAGTTCAGCATCAGTGCTCACGCCAATTTGGCTGCGGAACTGTGCAGCGGCAGTCGCGACATTTTTTTGAATAACGGCTACCACTAGTAATCTCCTACAGCGATGTATTCCAGACCTGAATTGAACGTTGCGATGTACTCTACAGAGTCAACGTCATAGAACGTTACAATGTATTTCCCTGTTTGCAGGTATTCTGGCAGAATAGCATAAAACGTTATCGTTGTGTCACGTGTGATGGTGCCAAACAGCGTTTCCCTGAAAGTAACATCAAACGATGACTCTGACGCTTGAGGGGTGTTAACAACGACTTCACCGCGACCACTTACCCCAACCTGTGATCCTGAGACGATATTAACGACAGAACCAGCCGTTAGACCGATTAGATTGCCAATGGGCGTCCCAAAGCCGTCATATAGATAGAAGAAAGAATTGCTGATTGAGAGAGGCAATAACTGTGGTGCTTGATAATCGCGAAGCCAATCTCGACAGAACTCGATCCTATCTGGCGTAATCTCCTCAATGAGATATTGCTGCACAAACCCTCTTTGTTGAGGGTTGTATGGGCCATAGTATTCTCCGCTAGACTCCATCGCATCCACAATAGCGAATGTCAGGGTGTTCAGGTCAACGCCCGCTACCCCCATGTCATACGCCATCTGTGTCAATTGCTTTGGAGTTGGCATTACGGCTCCAGAGCTACAGCATGAACCCAAGTTACCCCAGGCTGAGAAGGGATTGACAGAACAGTTAGACCGATCAACGAAACGACAGAGCGCTGAGTGCGGTTAACCAGTAGCTTGCACGATGTGTTTGTTGGCGTGTCAACTACCTGAACGTTAACGACATCGGTCACGCCGCTAGCGACCTCTGCGACAGCGACAACGATAGGCGTTACTCCAGCCGGGAAAGGCGTTGAGTAAGTCCATGTTAGTGTGCCATCTGCATTTGACTGGACGCGCACCTTCCGCGCCCTAGAAGCGTGGGTATGGTTCTCCATCGCATATCGCTGGACGTTGCCAACGGAGCCTGAATCCGACACGCCTGGAGGCGAGGAAGTAGCGGGCATTGGAACGTCTGGTGGCGTGGAATAGATATTGGGCATGCTAGAACCTTACGTGAAGAACAGACTTTGGAATGTGCCGCCTACAGCCGTACCAAGGGCTGCCCCGGTGACGCCAAATGGGAGGATAGTCGAGCCAAGAGGAACCGATACCGTCACAGTGCCACCATTAGCCAGCGTAAGCGTTACTGTGCCTGCTGTGGTCACGTTGGTAACGATAACGCCATCACCAGCCGTAGCACTAACAGCAGCCGCACGGCGATAGATACCGGCAGAGGCTGAGTTACTAGCGGCGGAACCCGTCATGATGAAAGGGTTAGCACTCGTACCGAATGGCTGGTCAAAGCCTGTAGTGCCTGGAGTAACAAGCGTAACTGATGCACCCATTAGTCTACGTCCTTCTGTTGGCTCGATGCATTCAATGCAAGCTGCTGCGTTGCGCTAACTTGATCGTTGATGCCCTTTATAGCAATATTTTCGTTTGAAAGCCTGAGTTTTTCAATCTCAAGGGCATTTTTCTGCAAGTTCTGGGAATGCTGTTCCTGACCCTCTGCCCTCTTGACCATGACAGACTGAATCTCTTCACCGTATTTGCGATCCAAAAGCATAGCTTCATGCTCAGTCAACGCCCTCTTGTTCTCAAGATCTGCCTGCGTCAGTGCCTGCTTCATCTGTAGGTCTGCCTGATGCGCTTCTGTCTGCATCTGAAGCTTCTGTTGCTCCATCTGCATCTTCTGCGCCTCCGCCTGCTGCTGGGCCTGTTGTGCGTCGGCCTCTGGATTAGGCTTTGGCTGAGAGGCCATTTCCTTCATCTGTTCGGCAAACTCATCAATTGTAGCATCTAGCTCGCGACCGGCACGGAACTGGCTGGCAACGTACTTGAGAGAGTCAGCCATGAGCGTGGCAGTCTGCGGAACCATCTGTACGGCAGAGATAGCCTGATTAAGGAAGCCACCTACAGCGGTGATGAACTCCGTCGCCCGCTGCTTTTGAGCGTTCTCGTCTGGTGCAATGGTGGAGTCAGTCTCAATGTCGAACATGAACGGACGGAGGCGCTGGTCGTCTAGCAGCTTCTTGACCTGATCAATCGTAACCGTCTCGCCAATCTTCTGTGCCTGCTCGCCTAGCTGCTGGATTTGCTGTTGTGCTTGCTCTTGAAGCTGTTGGAGCATGGCCTGAGCTTCTTCGGGGTTGGCTTGCGCCTGCGCCACAATCTGCGGATTCTTTTGAGCATCGGCTATCTGCTTCTTGGCAGCATTGGCGACTTCCTTCTGCTGGTCCGTAAGCTCATTGACCTGCTTCTTGATCTCCGCATCAGTTGGCAGATCCATCTGAGACATATCGAGCAAAGTTTTCTTGTCGAAGTTCTCAGCCATAACCTCTGCACTGAGACGGGTTAGGTCGCGGGCGATGCGGACCAACTCATCCTGCTTGTCACGGATACGGACAGAACCGTATTGGCTCTTAAGCTCCTGAGCGCCTAGTGTCTCACTGGCATTGGTGAGGCCGCGCATGATGTCTGAGAGGCCGGTGATCTGGTAAACGTCATCGATAAGCTGCTTGCGGATGTCCACCAAGCCCTTAAGCGTGGTGGCGATCATATCAAGCGGCATCCACTCGACAATACCGCCCTTGTCTCCGAAGCTAGACCAGTTGGAGACCGGGATCATGATAGCCGAGTCGTCGTGGTTCTTCAGCGCGGTCTCAATGACATCGCCAATCTCTCCACCACCTGGATAAAAGCCTTTAACCTGTAGAGCAGAGGCAAGCGCAGAGATGCGGCCTGTCAGTTCGTTAATTTCCGCAAGCTGGTCTTGATAGTAAACGTAGTCAGGAACAGGAACGAGAGACCCCGGCTGTACGGTCGAATAGGCAGGCTTGGGGCATGGGAAGAACTTGTCTAGGTCAAGGTGTGGCTTGTCATCGTCAAGCAGATCCTCAACGCCCTCAGTGACCCACACAACGCGGTCCTCAGGCTTGCACCAGATCTCCCACACGCCCGCCTTCTCAATTGGGTCGCGGTGGCCTCTATCCTTTTCATCTCGCTTGACAGAGTTGTAGGATGCGCCCTCGTATGCGTCTCCGCTATACTCCTTGAAGCGCTTCTCCATCTCGTCCTTGGACATCCATGCTCGACGAGCAACCCAATCAACCTCTTCCCACTTGCGGGCTGGAGATGTGAGGAAGTCGCGACGGTCTACATGCTCAAGGCAAAGACGTTCGTTCTTCTTGCCCTTGCGTAGTTTGTCCTCATAGCGCACCCATGCGGCACCACGGCCAACGCGCACCAGATCGTCACGGATCAAGCGCATAGCAGAGTCTACGTCCTCAAGCTCAAACTGTACGTTAGCAACACGCTCCAGAAGCTCGGAGGCTGTACGGGCGATAGGATCACGATTGCGGAAGCGCGGGACGACAACAGGAACGGGAGGGCGGGAATAAACAGAAGGCGCAAGAACCTGGAGGTTAGCCCAGAACAGCGAGAACTGACGGTCTGAGGTGGCCGATAGCCTGCTGCCGTCTGAGTATATCTTATCGATCTTATCGGCGCGCTCTTGCCAGTCCTGCAAGGCCTTCTCTGCATCAATGATGAGATTTAGCCAAGCCTTCGAACTCTCTTTGTCGAGAGACGGATCATATTCAGCCTGTTCGCTTACTTCGTTCTCAGCCATTTTTACCCGCGCTAGGTTTTGTTACGTTATAGTGTATCGCTGCTAGTGCGTCAATCAAACCCTACCACGCCTAGCGGTAGCAACAGGAGGCGCACGGAACTTGCCTGGAGGTGGTGGCTCTGCCCTGATGATGACAGGCTCGCGAATGGTGCGCCAGGACATGGCGAAATACCGGAACGCATCAGCCAAGTGGCTAGACCAGTCGTGAACTTCACTAATCTTGAACGCCTTCTTGTCGTCGTCCCATTCTCTACGGTACTGCTCCAGAGCCGAAATGCCCTGATCCTCGCACCTTGTGTGGAAGACACAGCGTGGCAGTGTGACGCGAACAGCGTTGATGCCGTCCATCTTACTGGCCATTGGCACGAGCTGAGGATTAAGACCTAGTTCCCGCATGGTCTCAACGCGAGTACGGCCCGTTCCCCATTCCTTGATCTTGGCATCGTGAGGCACGAAGTCTATTCCGTGTTCCCATCCATGTTCCTCAGCCCGCTTGTGAATGACATCAGCGTAATGATCTACGCCAACGCCAGACTGAGAGTAGCAGTCGAGGATAAACACCTGCGTTCCCACCACCTGGAACCACCAGATGCTGGTATCGTCCTTTACGCCGATATCCCAAGCCCTGTGCACCGGAGCGTTGATAGCCTCTAGCTCGCCCGTTATCCGGCCTTCCGCTCTAACACTCTGCATCTCACGAGCGTAGAACGCACCCATGATAGCGGCATTGAAGGAGACGAGATATTCCTGCTCAAACTGCGATGTGCCAAGATCTACCCCATATAGAGCGATGTACTCAGCCTTGGACTCTTCGATCTGCGTGGGCGTTAATGCGCCGGTCTTGTTAACGTCTAACGCCTCCTGGAACCACGCCTTGTTCTTTGACGCCATATCCATGAGGTCTTTGAAGTGGTTGCGCCCTCGTGGCGTCGAGATGAACGCGGCCCATCCATTGTTAGCCTCAACCATCGGACGGATGTAAGCCCATGAGGATGGATTAGACAGGGCGAACTCAGAGAACGTCACACCGGCCACGCCAGCACCGACTAGGCTGTTGTATCGGTCAGACCCTACACACTGCCATGTTGAGCCGTTCTTGAAGCGTATGAACATCTCCTGGTCATTGGTGTTAGCTCTAAGCTCATGAGGGAAAGCCTGATCAATGCGCCGCACTCCTGTCATAGGGTCTACGGCTGTCCAGATGGCTTTACGGGCTTGGGAATATTCAGGTAGACAATGCCAGTAGGACGCGGGGCGCTCGAATGCTGCCACGGCTGTCCAGTTGAGGAGAACATCATCTTTGCCCGCTCTACGATGCCATGCACCAATAGCTCGCTTGCCACCATTCTCCAGGTAGGACCACATCGGCATTTGATATGGTCTAGGTCTCCACCCATTCGGGAGCGTGATCGATGTCACTTGCCATCCGTGAAGCGGTTGATGATGATCTGCACAGGGCCACCCTCGTCATCACCTACGATAGCCTGCGCTACCTTGCCATCAATCCGGTCTGCAAACTCCTTGATAGCCTGCATGTCACCTTCAGATGCTTTCTCAATGAGAGCGCGAGCAATGACACGCAAACCCTTGTGATCGTCGCCTACTGCTGCAAGCTCCATACGCAACGCATCAGCGAAAGGCTTGACCTTTGGCTTGCCTCCTGGATTGCCGCTTTTGCCCGCTTGAAATGCCATCTTTGTTCTGAATCCTTAACGATTTGAAGTTCCATAATCTTGGGTGTGCTCTAGCCTCTCGTTCCACAGTGCCAATGCGATATGATGTTCAGGCTTCAGCAAACCATCCACGCTAGTCACATTCATCTCACGCGAGACTGATTTAGCCTTCTTGAGCAGGTCTGCTGGCACTTCGGAAATGCACGTATTCCATGTTTCTTTCATATCATTCTCCATCTGTGTAATGTTATTACGTTATAGTGCACTGCGGGTTATGCGTCAATGAAAGCCCTAAATAGGGTCCATACCTAACTTAGATAACGCCAGTATTAGAGCGGGTGGCATTAACGTGCCAGGAGATGGCTTTGACCCGTCAGGCAAAAGTAAATCATCGCGTTGTCGATGCTGCCCCGCATAGAGATTGCGGTTTGCTATAGCCAGCGTCTCTCCCTCTTTAGATTTGATTTCTTGGCCCTTCTTAATCATTCCGGTCTCCTTTTGCTTCGTTAATGAGAAAAGGCCCCGCAGCCGGTAACGACTCGGATACGAGGCCCTTCTTTATCATGCAACGCTTAGTGGATGGTACCGAGCGTTACATTTGGCTTTGGAATGCCGTAACTTCCACACGGTGCGGAGTATTGCTGGCCAGCCTAAGCTCACATTCCAAACTCTTTGCCCATTGGGCGGAACTTGCTACGTGCGCCCGTAGCTTGGAGGGTTAGTATGAGCTAGCGCAGGGTCCGCTCCAATTACCTCCGACACCTGGCGATTCATAGCCAGTAGCCATGCGTATTATCTACCACTCACAGCCTAATTAATCAAGGCTAGACTGATGCCCATCAAGCTTCTCCATATCTTCTTCCCATTCAAGAATTGTCCCTGTGGCGTAGTCTACTACTTGTGCTAGGCTCCAGCCTTCCTCAATGGCAGAATCCATAATTGAACGCAGCGCTTCGATAAAATGGTCTTGCCTCATTGCCATTTTTCATCATCCTTTACCCAGCCTGGATTTGAAGGAATCCATTCTCCTATTTCAATTTTACCACAATTCATTTCATATTCGTGTCTTTGACTCCACGACCCTCCAGAAAGCTTTTTATGTATCCTGTATTTTGATACGCCAAAGGCCCCATGATGGAGCCATTTGGTTTTTCTGATCTCCTCCATTAGAAGGAGACCCTTGCTTTAGCGATTGGGAACCAGCGGCCCTGAATTGTCGAGAAGTAGTAAAAGCGACCGTTAACTTCTTTTACGTTGAACTTGCGGCCAGTTTCGCTTGTGTAGGTCATTTCGTTTCTCCGTTTTCGTCTGCGTTTCGATGATTAAGGTATAGCCCTATCCTCAACTCACGTCAACAACTAATTTCATGTTTGATTGATGCTCCTGGTAATTATCCTCCCGGCCTGGGAGATACGTGTTCACCGCATACGCCCTCGCCGGTAGCGGATTGCCGTAGATCCCATCTAGCTCATCACACTTGGAATGCAGTGCGCTTAGTTCCCCATTGCCTGGGTTGCGCTTCCATGCCTCTACTATGGCGCTCCTGAGTATGCCTAGCTTGGCTCTGTCATCGCATTGAAGAGGCGACATGTATTCGTCAGGCGAAAACCGATGTTTACGAGCATGTAGCTCAGTTAGTAGCTCTTCATCTGTCATGGCTTGCTCTTGAAAACCTCAGGAGCGGCGGCGATCATAGCTTCGAAAACTTTGCCAGCCTCGCTGGGTCTAAGTTCTGACTCCCACTGATATGTGCAGAGAGATCCGTAGCTTTTCATTTCCATAGTAGCTTCCTTTGGCACGAGGACCATGCCAGATTCGGTGAGGTAGGCTTGGATGATTTTCTCTACCGTTTCCTTGAGCGTTTCATCAACATCACTAAATTCGTATGTTCGCTCTGCCGCTTCTATTCCTGCTTCATGTGTCATGCTCATCCTCCTCATATCGGAAACCCGTTTATCACCCAGTGCATCCATAGAGCTATCATTCCCGCTATCATCAGATATAGGAGTATCCGTTCTTGGCGGGGTGTCATGGTGTTGTCCTATCGTCGTCGGA